TCATCTCCACGTTTTACACGCCAAAGATATCCACCTATTGAACGTAGCATATTTGCTTCGTTTTCAAAACGCACATCTGGAATTACAAATTTTCCTTGTGGATTATCTAATAGTTGTTTTTTAACTAAACTAACCCATATGCCATCGTAGAATCCGTTACGCATACAATCAGTTCCAAATAGTTGTAATACTAGTCTTGGTGTAACAGGACTTCCTGTTTCAGTACTCCAATAAGGATCAACTTTTTCACGCCATGCACGAGAGTCTGGGTTATTGCCTTCAAGCATTTCTCTGTCCCAGCCAAATACACTAGCAACGCCGTCTTTGAGTTTGTCTGCAAAAGATAGTTTTGTAAATCCCTGTTGTTCAACTAAAAAGTCTGCAACAGTTCCTTTACCTGAACCTATAAGTCCACAAATACCAATTATCATAAAAGATTCCTTATTAAAAGTATCTCTAAATTGTATAGTCATTGTGTAGGAAAGTCAAGTGTTTTTTAGCCAATTACGAATGATAATGGTTTAGAACCATCTACGTAATTTGCCAAGTCCATTTCCAATTTCTCCATTTCGGCCATTGCATCTGCTTTGAGAGCATCACCGTTGAGTGAAGTTCCGCCTTGCGGTGTTGATATGGTTGCAAATTTGCTTCTTGCTTCACCTAGCATATATTTACATACTGCTAGTGTGTAGTCTTTAAGCCATTGTCCAGCATAAGGATCACTTAATAGATTAAAGTCTGGACGATAATTGTATAGTTGCATTAATACTTGTTCGTCTGATCTAGGACGTTGCATAATTGTAAGTTTCTTACTTACAGGATCAAACTTAAAGTTAATAAAACTACCAAACATTTTACCAACTAATTCTTGATATCCTGCAAAAGCATAATACGTACCAAGTCCACCCATTTGTGATGAACTTAAAAGATATGAATTTGAATAAGCCAAGTTAAACGGTTCGAATAATGTTCCACCATCTCCGCCACCTGAACGTGAACCAATTGAACGTCTAAAAAGTTCTCGTACTTCTATTACTTCATTAGGTAAAATATAATCGTTTGTGTCTTCTTGAAACTCCAGTATAGCATATGATTCTTCTACAGCGTTTTCACTACGTTGTCTAAGTTTGCCAAGTGCTTTTTCTAATGCTACATCATAGTGGTTAGGATCAAGTTCAACGTCGATCATACCATCGCCGAGCATTGTTCTAACGTAATTAAAGACTGCCTGTTTCTTATTTTCTAAATCATTGCTCATATAAAGTTTCCTCTGTTAAACATATTTATTCTATAAATACAATTACTATGCCCAGACTCAGTTTATATAAACCGGAGAAATCCGCAGATTATCGCTTTATAGACAGGAATGTTAACGAATCCTTTCAAGTAGGCGGTACAGACATATTCATACACAAGTACGAAGGTCCTGTCGATCCTGGTGCTGATAAAAGCACCCCAAGTCAACCTTATGGAACAAACGATATACCTGAGACAAAAATACAAGATTTATTGTTTTTAGAAAACAGAGATAGAAAATATTCAGATGATGTGTATGTTATCCGCGGCATTTACAACGTACAAGATTTAGACTTTGATCTTTCACAATTTGGAATGTTCTTACAGAATGATACTATTTTTATAACATTTCATATGAATTCAAGTGTTGAAAATTTAGGGCGTAAATTAATGAGTGGTGATGTATTAGAACTGCCACACTTAAAAGATGAATATGCACTTAATGATTATGGTGTTTCACTTAAACGTTTTTACGTAATAGAAGATGTAAGTCGTCCAAGTGAAGGATTCAGTCAAACATGGTATCCACATTTATTAAGAGCAAAATGTAAACCAATACTTGATAGTCAAGAATTTAAAGAAATATTTGATAAAGATAGTGGCGAAGGAACAGGATCAACAATACGTGATGTACTATCAACATATGAAAAAGAAATGCAAATTAACGAAGCAGTTCTTAACCAAGCAAATGAAGATATTACAGGCGATCCTGAACAACCAGTAATTAGTGGTTATGATACAAAGCAATACTTTGTAGTACCAACTGATGATAAAGGTAACATTGATATTAATGACGACGGGTCAAGTACTCCAACATTAAAAACTGCAAAAGGAAACTTTTATGTTGGTTATCTTACTGAACAAGGAGTTCCACCAAACGGTGCTTTATACAGTTTTGGATCTCAGTTTCCACAAGCGGCCAGTGATGGTGAATTCTTTTTAAGAACTGATTACTTTCCAAATAGACTTTTCCGTTACAACGGTAATAGATGGGTTAAATATGAAGATGCTGTAAGAGTTGAAACACCTAGCAGTGATACTGCTAAAAATCAAATTGGTACATTTGTTAATAACAAAAGTAAAAATACTATTAACGATAAAGAAGTTGATGAACGTCAAGCATTATCACAAGTACTTAAACCAAAGGCAGATAATTAATGCAACATTTTTATGATGGACAAATAAGACGCTTTGTAACACAGTTTGTTCGTGTTATGAGTAACTTTAGTTACAAAGATAGTGCAGGCACTTTACGTAAAATACCAACAAGTTACGGAAATCTTACTAGACAAGTAGCACATATTATTAGAGATAATAGTGAAAATAAAGTTGTTAGTGCGCCTCGTGTAAGTTGTTACATTACAGGTTTAGAATATGCACGTGATAGAGTACAAAATCCAACACATGTTAGTAAAGTACATTTACGTGAAAGAGATTACGATTCAGCAACAGGTGAATATTTAGATACCCAAGGACCTGGTTATACTGTTGAGCGTGTTATGCCAGTACCATTTAACTTACAAATGAAATGTGATGTATGGTCAACTAACACTGATCAAAAATTACAAATTATGGAACAAATGCTAGTATTGTTTAATCCTAGTTTAGAAATACAAAGTACAGCAAACTATGTTGATTGGACAAGTTTAAGTTTAATTGAACTTCAAAGTGTAAACTTTAGTACTAGATCTATTCCACAAGGAACAGAAACAGAAATTGATATTGGAGAACTTACATTTACAATGCCTATATGGATTACACCTCCAGCAAAAGTAAAACAGTTAGGTGTAATTGAAAAAATTGTAATGAGTGTATTCGACGAAACAGGAAGTATTTCAGACGGTATTATTGACGCCGCTGATCCAATGGCAACAGTAAATGTTACACCAGGAAACTTTGGCTTGTTAGTATTAAACAATACTGCTAAATTATTAGCACCTGCTGAAGGAGTATCAGAACCAACACCAGGTAACTTTGATAGAACCGGAGAGGCTGTTAGTTGGTTTAAACTATTAGATCAATATCCAGGCAAATTTAGAGCAGGATTAAGTACAATAAGATTAGCAAAAGCAGACGGCAATGAAATAGTTGCAACAGCAAGTGTAAATCCAACTGATGACACACAAATAGTTTTAAACTTTGATAGTGATACAGTACCTGGAAATACAATTCTTACAGACAGTGTTGCTAGTAGAGGAACTATTGATGCTATAATTGATCCATTAACATTTAATCCAGACTTAGACAACCTAGCACAAGGTACACGTTATCTAATTCTAAATGACATACATCAACACTTAAAGAATGACAGTTCAGATTCTAACATGAATGCTTGGCAAAATGCAGATGGTACAGTTGTACAAGCAAGTACAAATGATATCATTACATGGAATGGAAGCAACTGGGAAATTACTTTTGATGCAGGCTCTAATGATGAGCGTGCCGATTCTAGCGTAGCACAGACCCCTGTCTACATAACTAATACATATACAGGAGTACAGTACAAGTTCACAAATGATGCTGGCGCCTGGTTAAAAAGTTATGAAGGTGAGTATTTAAAAGGGTCATGGCGACTAGTACTATAAAAGATAAAAACATTGTTTGCAGTGGAGCATTATTTTATGCTCGTAATACCAAACGATTTCTATTCTTAGAACGCACTAAAACAAAAACTGCTGGACAGTGGGGACTTGTTGGCGGAATGGCTGAAGGAAATGAAACTCCTTGGACAGCACTTGAACGTGAAATAAGTGAAGAAGTTGGAAAAACTCCAACAATTAAAAAAGTTATTCCTTTAGAAATGTTTACATCAAACGATAGTAAATTTCATTTTCATACATATCTTGCTATTATTGATAATGAATTTATTCCTATATTAAATGACGAACATAGTGGTTATGCTTGGACTAATGTTAACTGTTGGCCTAAACCATTACACATAGGATTGCGTAATACATTACAAAATCGTGTAATAAAAGATAAGTTACAAACAGTTTTAGATTTAATTGTTTAAGTTACGTTTGATAAATCAAGATAGTTATAATCCATCTTAATACCTAAACTTTTTGGAAGTATGTTGAACGCAATAGTTACACGTTCTTTATCGCTTGGCTGACTATCATGTACTAGATAACTTGGAAATAATAATAATCTTCCAGGCATAGCATTAATAGTAAATATTTCACTTGTAAATGCAGTATTTTCTGCACTGCTAGTTTTTATAATTTGTCTTGTTTTATCGTGATTGTAAATTCTAGTTGGAGTATTTTCTTCAAAATATAATACACCACTTATTAAACTGTTTGAGTGAAAGTGTGAATAGATATTTCCACCTGCTTTTTCGTCAGTGTTTGGTGCATACTTATTACCCCACATCTGAGTAATAAAATATTCTTCTTTCCTCCAACCTACTGTTTCACTAAATGCACATGCACTATCTAAAATACTTTTTACAGTATCTTTCATATAATCTTTTTTATGTAAGTCATCTTCACTTTGTAAGAAACTATCACCTTGTACCCAATTTATTTTGGATATATCTGGAAGATCAATAGTTGTAGTTGCAATTGGTATTGGAAAGATACCGCTAATGTTCAGTTCATTCTTCATACAAATAGTTATATAATAAGTACTATTACAATGGACAAACTGAAGATTAAATTTACTAAACCCCCCGGAGCAATTAATAGTTTAACAGCACAACAAGTAGTTGTTGATAAATTTGAAGATTGGGAAGAAATTCCTGATCCTATGCCTGCTACAAAGATGGTACCTGATTGGTTTAAACAAACTAAACCATTAGGAGGTCCTATTGATACTATGCCTACTATTAAGAAATGTCCACCATTTTTAGATGCAATAACATCAGGATATATAATTAATTTTTGTTCTACACTTAATGTTAAACACATTACAGATTCACAAGTTTCTAAAACAGGTAAAGGGTCAATGTTTATGAGTTCACATGCTATTGGGCAGTTTGAAAATGCTCCGTGGTATGGCAAACCTGTATTAAAATTTGCTAGTCCGTGGATTATTGAAACTCCGCCAGGTTGGAGTTGCTTTTTTACTCACCCATTAAATGTTCCAAATGATCAATATCATATGTTGAGTGGTATAGTTGATACAGATACGTACAGAGTTCCTGTTAATTTTCCTTTTGTAATGAACACGCCGTTAGGAGGAGAATTTAATTTTGATACTAAAACTCCAATGGTACAAGTTATTCCTTTTAAAAGACAAGATTGGGAAATGGAAGTTGGTACAACAGATTGGGACGAATGGAAGACTCACCAAGGAGTATTAGGAAACTCTGGTGACGAGGCTTATAAAAAGAACTTTCATATAAAGAAAAAATTTACTTAGGAGTAACTGTAACAGTGCCCATGCCCTGTTTTACTTCAAACTTAACACCTTTATCATCGCCTACAATTTGAATGTCAGGACCACTAATACGCACAAGGTTAATCATTATATCGTAACGACTGCGTTTATCAGGGTTACTTAATATATCATATGCTTCTTTAACTTTTTGAAAAACTTTTGGATCACCTTTTCTATCAGGGTGAGTTTTCATAGACAATTTTCTGTATGCTTCTTTAATTTCACTTTGAGAAGCACTAGCGTTAACGCCTAAAACTTTATATAAATTATCTTCTTGCGTCATAGAGCAAATCGATTTCAGTAATTGAAATTTTAGCGTCTACAAACGTACTATCTTCGCCGTATTTAATTGGCTTAACTGCAATAAACCCACCGCGAACGTTTGGCATTATTTCAACACAGTTAGGTGGAATAATAAGATCATAATTTTCAGCAGTAATCAATTCGTTTTGTGAATTTTCATCTGTTGTAAATCTTAAATGAAATGCCGAATTACTTGTTGCTACTCTTACTTGTTCAGTAAAGAATGGCCCCATTCTAAAACTTGCATCACCTGTGACGTCTGTTACTTCATATACGTTGGTTGTATAAAATCTTTTAATCATGCTCATACAACTATTTATATGTTCTTATACCATTTTGTGAGATAGTCATAATGGTTGTCTAAGTCACGCATTGTACGATCTATACGATAGTTTTCACTATCAACATAACTTTCTGAATATTTCAAATAATCATCGCTCATAAAAGAAATACTTTTGTCATAAAAGTCACTGCCGTATAACATTTCAAACCATTGTCCTGTATGAAACATACTAGTGATTCCAGGTAGGAACATACTATCTTTTGGACCGGGTACAAACATTTCTAACCTTTTCTTACATGTATCTGGAAGTTCTTTGCTTGTAACATCTCTCCAAAATTGTGTGTCTTTTCTAGAAGCAAATTTATAGTGTGTAAAAATAAAATCTCTAATTTCATAGTACATTGATAACCATTGATTATTAATATAATGTAAATTATCCTTACCCCATGCACCGTCACTAAATCTTAAACTTTCTACTAAAAATTCAACTGACTTTGTAGTAAATGTTATTCCTGTTGCTTCTAATGGTTCTACAAATCCTGCACTTAATCCTATTGCTACTACATTATCGTGTGCAATACCTTCGTGTGTACCAATACGCATTTCTAAATGATTTGCAGGAGCATCAAACTCACCAATTGCTTCACGTAATTCTGCTTCTGCATTTTCTTTTGAACAGTATGCATCACTGTAAACATAGCCATTACCAATACGATCATAAGTTGGAATAGTCCAACGCCAACCGTTTTTCATAGTAGTTGCTTTTGTATAAGGATGACATTCTTCTTGTGGATTTTTATATTGTGTAGGAATAGCAACTGCTCTATTACATGGTAAATTTTCACTTTCGTCTATATATCTAACACCTAATGTTTTTCCTAATAATAAACTTTTAAATCCACTACAGTCTATGTATAAATCTGCGTGGTATTCAGCACCAGAAGCATCACGTAAACATTTTATACCTTGTTCAAATGTATCTACTTCAGTAATTTCTGTGTCAACAATATCAATTTTATCTTTAATATTTTCTTTTACTGTTTCGCCAATTTTATGTGCATCAAAGTGTACAGCGTCCCATGATGGTGTAAGGAACCCGTGTGTAAAATCCATAACATGACTTAGTTTTGGAGATTTATTTGCTTTAGCAAGTTTATAACTTTGTACAAAGTTGAAAAATTCTTTTTTACTTTTACCTAACCAATAATTAAATGTTGGAATTTCAGGACCTAATACAAAACTGCCATAATCGTCATTGTCTACAAAATAAGGTTCATCGCTCCAGCCGTTAAATTCTACACCTAACTTATATGTTGCTCTTGCAGATTTCATCCAATCAACTGGCTGTAATCCACACTTACGTAAAAACTCTGTAGTGTAAGGTTGTGTACCTTCTCCTACTCCAACAATACCAATCTTACTACTTTCAATTAGTTGTATCTTTACTGCACCTGGTATCGTGTTTCTTAAATATGCGGCTGTTAAGTATCCACTTGTTCCGCCACCTAATATACAAATATTTTTAATCATTTTATCTCCGCATAGTTAAAGTGTTCTTGATTTCCTAATTTAGTCGGTAACATATTAAAACTAAGAGTATAGCGAGGCTTAGGTGTTATATTTTTTTCACTTCTGTGTTCAATATAACTAGGCCATAATATTAATTTATTAGGCTCTGCTTTACTGCTTATTCTGTCTGTTAAAAACGGACTATTTCCATCTCTAGTAACACTAATTGTATTTCTCATTTTACTTATCGGATTATAAAACTCTGTACCACCTTGATCAGGCGTACTATTCAAATAATATACTCCACTTAATAAACTGTTAGTATGTGTATGTGGTCCAATACTTTGACTATTGCTAAATTTATTCATCCACATACTAGTAATGTATAAATTTTCAGGTTGATAACCTATTTTATTACAATATTCTAATCCACACTTAATAATTGTTTTAGTAAAGGATTCAAATGCTACATCTTCTTGTAGATTTTGTTTAGAAATCTGATACATAGGAAATTCTTCAAATCCTTGCTTATGATTTGTCCACTCTACAGCATCAATCATATTATGAATATCCTGATCTGTAATATCAAGTTTAAATTCTACAAATCCTGTTGGAAATAATCCAATAGTATTAGATTCCATAATGTCTACCTCTAGAGTTTTTACCTAAATTCTTTAGATTAAAAGTATATGGTATAACAATACGTTCTTGTAACTCTATTCTATTTGTAAAATTGTTTTGTCCTGTCATATGCGGGATATCACTTCTAAAAATTACGCACTGTCCTGTTTTAGCAGGAACATAAAATTCGCCTTCAGTATCTACAGTTCGTTGTTTAAAGTCAGGTTGCCATGGTTGCCACTTTATATCAGGTTGAAGTAATCCTAGTGGAGCAGAACCTTCAGGTGCATGTAAATAATAGACTGTACTTAATAGTGTATTTGCATGTATGTGCGGTTTATGTGTACTTGCTCCTTGTTTACTTAACACTGCCCAACTGTTTGCAACAAATATATCGTCAACATCGATATCCCAACCTATACTGTCAGAAAATTTATGTACTTGTTCTATAAGCCAAGTATTCAGATGTTGCATTTCATCATATTGATGAATACTTTCGTCAGTTACGTAACCTAAACCTTCACCGTTATCAATACTATTGTCTTTTTCAAGACGTTTTATTAAATTGTAAATATCTTTATGGTCATTACATTGATCAACAGAGCGTTGTGCAATACCAACATTAGTAGGCCATATAGAATTTACTTGCATTATAGAAACTCCTTGATATCTTTTTCAAAAAAGATTCCTTTATCATAGTATCCGTCATATCGTTGATCAGCATAAGGACCATTTGCGTCTACATAATGTAAAAATACTTGACCTAATTTATAATCCTCAATTTCGCATTTATTACGCCAATGCATTACTTCACAACCTTTGTATAAAACAGCATCTCCATCTTCTAAAAACACTTCTTTATCTTCAATAACAATAGGCCAGTTGCCTTTTCCGTTATCACGTAATTTTACAGTTAAACTATATTCACATGCAGGTCTATCCCTATGCTTAGGCATAGCATTTCCAGTAGTATACAAACGTGCATATGTATATGTTGGAAATAATGATAAACCTGTAAGACCTTCTACTTTTTTATGCATAAAATTTAGAAAAGCATCAAATGTTAAGTCTCCACTTCTTGGACCTAAACACCCAGGAACCATTTCGTCTCCTGTTTTTGCTTGTGGATCTCCTTCTTTAATATAAACCTTAGTACTAAACTCTAAGTATTCATATAAGAAATGTGCTGTTTCAAGTTCAACAAAGTTTTTTATAAGTTTATACTGCTCCATTAAGTAATATTTTCCCTTTTCTTTCTTAAAACAAAGATACCTAATCCATTCCAATAATCATCTGGATCTTCTCCAGTAGTTTGTAATTGTTTTTGAAATAATATTTTGTAATCTTTCTCTTTTATATGCTCATTGGTAGCATTTTGTATTTGTATCCAGTTCCAGTCATCCATAATCAATACAAAGGTCTCTTCAAACTTATCATAGTACCTTGATAAAAAGTTTTTTGTTTGTTCATATGTGTGATCTCCATCATAAAATACTATATTACTAGTATGTGGAATATTTGTCAAGTCTAAACTTTCAACAGGCTCATTAAAACCTAATACTCTATTTGGTCCTTTTACTTTGGACATATTATGTTGGAAGATCTTTAATGGATTACCATCTTTTCCTTGCCAACCATCTACTTCACGCATTGGTTCTATATCATTAGTGTGCCAACTATCAATACACACTGCTTGTATATTGTTTCCTTCTAATGCACTACAAAATGTTGCACCATGCCATGTACCAATTTCTAAATATCTTACATCTTTTGTTTCACACAAGTTGTTTAAGAAATGCTTAATCTTATGACTAGTTAATCCTTCAATTTGTAAGGTATTTTCAGACAACTTACTTGTATGGTCCATGCTTTTTTCAATAGCATTGTTAATTGAACTTATAAACTTATTTTTTGTTTTAGCACTTACTACATCTTCGCAATAATGACATTTCCAGCAGTCAAATTTGCAATTTTTAATTTTATCACGCCATACTTTAATTGGTTTATTATCTAAATCACCAACATCAATAAATTCATTAAAATTATCGAACAATATGTCTTGCTTACTTGCAAACCGTTCAACTAAATCCACTGTTTCCCATAATCTTTCAATTGACTCTCTGCCATGCATCTTAAAAACATCAATTCCAGCGTCCATTAGTTCTACCCAGTCTTCTCTCCACGGAGTAAAGTTTGCTACTTTTAGTTGAGCGGCTGGATCCATAGCGTCCCATCTAGGACATGTAGGTTTAGATATTGGATCCATAAAGAAAGTAGGCGACATTGCTTCTTGTCTACTAAAATTAAACTCAAAATGTTCATCTTGTACAGGACAATTACCCCAACACCCTTCATTGGCTAGTAAACTTATTTTAAAGTCAGGACAAATGTTCTTTCTTACGTATTCTTTGGCTTCTTTTATTTCTAAAAGTTTGTCTTTATCACGCATTAAGTCTCTATCTAAGTTTACGTAATAAAATCCTGCTTCTGCAAGTTTTACAACTTCGTTTGCACGTTGTACATTACGTAAAATTGTGTTTTTTACACGTAACTCAGGATATGCTTTTTGAATTGCTCCTTGTAACATCCACATAGTATGAGGAAGTGTTGCTATACGTACACCTGCTTCGTATAACGGTGCAAAGTTTTTAATCCATGTTTGTAAATTCTGCATAGTTGGTGGCACATTAATATTATTAAATGTTGCACTAACAGGTATGCCGATTATTTCTTGTATTTGAACTGCGTTATCACTAATTGCTCCCCAATCGCCTTGATGGAAAACATCACCCATAGCGTCTTGGCCAAAAGGAGGTATACGACTAGTAAAGTATACATCATATATATACTTTTTATTTTTTTCTAAAAACGGAATAAATCGTTTTGTAAAACTATCGTAATCTAGTTTTGGATTCAGGGGAATCGAGAAGTTTTGCATTTTCTTGTACTGTGTCCTCAAGTTTTGGAACAATATCTACATTGTCCTTTTCTTTTAGCATGTTAATTAATTTCTGTTCAACATCTTTTTCAATAGCAACAATACCAGTTTCAAATTGTTTAGTATATTCTAATGCTCCGCGAATAATTTTATCTTGATCTGCATGAGGCATATGCATAATACTTTCAAGATTACCTGTACCAATTTTACCATATGAAAGCATTTCCATTGCCGCTTGTTTTCCCATACGTGAAATCCAATATTCTCGTTCTTTGGCTTCTTTATCATTTGACATGTCTAACATAGCATCTTTGTTAGGCATTAATGTTTTAAATTTCTTTAAAAATCGATCACGTTCTAAACGTACACCAGCAATCCTACGCTTGTTACGTTCTAAATGATTTTCAAATTCTTCAATTTCAATCTCTAATAATTTTGATTTAGCAGGAGAAGTTTCTTGTTCAAGTTCTTCTTTTTTAATGTCAATTTCTGCTTGTTTTTTTCTGTCATCGAATGTACGATCTTCGATGGTTTGTGTTCTATGTTCAATCTCAACTAAACACTGTTTTGCTTTACGCCAATCAGTAATGTTAGTATCTACAACATAACTATCCATTTGGTACTTACTGTACGCATAGTCAAAACCTAGCGAAAAGTCTATAATTTCATCGTTTGATAGTTCGTCAGACATGTTAACTCCTTATTAATAACATTAGTTATCAGAGTATTTAATGTGACTAGATGTTCTTGAATAGTGTACGCATTGGAGTTACTTCTGCAACATCTTTACCAAAATCAACTTCTAAGTATTTTTCAACAAATGCTTGTACTTGTGCTATTGTTGTACAGTTGTTTAATTCTTTGCGTAATTTTGTAGATACTGCTAACACTTTGGCTACTTTTGTTTGATATTCTTCATTGTTTTTAATGATACTATCAGCAAAATTAGACGGTGTTACACCTTTTGCGTCAGCAAGTAATTTAAGTAATGTACCTGTACTTCCGGATTCTTTGTATGCTAGTGCTTGTTGATATTGTAAATCCCATGTTTCTTTTTCAATAGGACCTCTATCTACATCAATTGCAGTGTATGCCATGTATGCAAATGTTGCAATTTTTCCTGTAATCCATGATTTATCATAATCTATAATCCAAGCCGCTTCAGAATTTGTCCATGGTAGTTTAGTTTTTTCCCATGTGTTACCTTCAGGGTCTCTGTCAGGCATTCCTGGTGCTGGTGTTTTAGTTGGTTTCCATGTATCAGAAATTTCACCAGTTTGATCACAAGTCCAATATTCGTTATAGGACTTCATAGAATTCGTTACACCTTTCTCATATGCTTCATCAGTAAACTTTTTAGCATATATAAAACTTGACCAGTCGATGTATTCTAATGTTGCATCATTAATCTCTGCAACAATTCCACCAAACTCAGTTTTAATTGTTCTTATGTAACCGTTTTCTTGTTCTCTTCCAAAATATAATAATTTCATTTTTAAATCCCTGTACTAAAGCACGCCCCTGATGAACATCCAGGCTGGCCTTTTGGTTGTAATGCACTTTGTCCACTTGATCCGTTACTCATACTATCATTTGAATATGTAAGTTTCCAACTGTCGTTAGCCTGACCATTTGAACCCTGCCACATACCAACTGAATATCCTGCATCTTGACCCATCTGCATGTTATGCTCACCCTGTGTGTTCTGACCATTCGGGAAGTTACCAATTGTACCTTGCGAACTGTCATTACTTGAGTTGACTTTTTCTAAGTTACGTGAGTTGTTTGGTGGCCCAATGTAGTAGTAACCATACTTACTTGTTAAGCCTTTTGAGTGAGTACCTTGTGTACCAAACATACCACTCCATGATTCTGTACTAAACGAAATCTTTCTGTGTGTACCATTCCAGTGATAACCAGCAGTACTACTCCATGCCGCTCCAACATAGTCAGAACTTAAACCTGAGTTGTTAACGTTTGTACGCATTGTTTCTGTAGAGTGATTCATAATGTCTGTATTAGCACTACCACCACCTGTGATTACACTAAACTGTGTATCATAGTTTGAAACACCGTGGTCATTACGTCCAGTACTCATGTTCAACGAACTATTATTGTAACCCTTACTACTATCGTTAGTCATATTAAATGCCCAACCTCTGTTAGAGTTTGTAGGATAACTTGGATCGTTACCCCATGACCAACCTGTTACATCACTATGTCCACCGTCCATATATGTACCTGGTTGACTCATTATGTTACCTAAGTTATTTGAAGTATCATTTGAGTGACTTGTTCTGTTAACGTTTGACCATGGAACCGAACTCTTATATCCACCTGCCATATAACCTCTGTTAATAACAGTTCTATATCTCCAAGTAGTTCTACCTTTAATATTAAATGTTACATCATCACTTGCTGGGAACGCCGCATCGTCTGTAACTCTAATAGTTACTGAACCTGTTCTGTCGTATGCTCTGTTCAACCAACTGTGATTAATTGTACCACTAATCAAACCTGTTCCTGCATTTAAACTTAGACCGTTACTGAATAATCCTTCAGGGTCTGCTTGTACACTGTAACTAACTGTTTGTCCTGGATCTGGTTCATTTGCTGTAAGTTGGATACTTGTTGTACCGTATGTACTATCACTTGTTGTACCATCGTCACCACCCGGTGTTGTACCTGCTGTTGGTGATGTAAATGTTGGTGCAGTATTCTGTAAAATCTCTATTGAGTAAATTACATCAGTGTTTGTTGTACCATTTGTACCTTGTGAAGCAAATCTAACTGTAAATGTTTTAGTTGTTGTACTTGGAACACTTGGTAATGTACCTGTAATTGCACCAGTTGCACTGTTCATTGTTAACGGACCGCCTTGGTCTGCAAATAAACTTCCTGCATCAAGTATAACAGTGTAAGTAATTGTATCACCATCTGCATCTGTTGCTGTACAACTTGTAATATTAACTGTTGTAGTTTCTGAGAAACTACCTAAACTACCTGCTGGTGTATTAGCAGTAGGAGCATTATCAATTTCAATACCTCTTGGTAATGTTGATTTAGATCCGTTTGTAGTTGTAAGTTCTACATTGTATCTACCTGCCGCTAGTCCACTAAACACGCCTGCGCCTGTTTGTACTGTAATTTCCTGTTCACTTACATATGTAACTGAACTCAATGGAACTGTAATAGTACCAAATTTAACACCTGTTGGATCACTAAATTTATCACCTAAGATTTCAATTGTAGTGTCTACATCTGGATCAAATATATTTGGTGTAATACTAACAATACTTAGACCAGCACCGCCTGATGTTGCCCATTCTGTACCGTTATAGAATTCAATTGTTTTTAAAGTAGTGTTATAACGTAACATACCTTCAATTGTTTCTGTTGGACGTTGGTTAGTTGCACCACGTGCAAGTACCAAAGCGTCTGTACCCATAAATCCTGATTTAACAAATTTGTATACAGCACCTTCTGTTGGCACACTGTTATCTGAAATATCTGTTAAGTTTGGATCTGTACTAAATTCGTTAATAGTAGCACCAGTTTTACCTGCTGTAATACTACCAAGTTGTAGTTCGTTCAAACCTGTTAAGTCAAATTCTTCTGACGATAGTGTTGCTCTACCAGTGGCCTGTTCAACCTTAAAGTAGTCACCAACTCTAAAGTTACCATCTTGGTCAGTGGTTACGTAGAATACTCTACCACCGTTTTGTGAAACAGTTTCTGCTTCTTGGTTTGGTGTTTGTCCGTAGTCTGCTTTAATAATAACTGGATAGTTAGTATCAGCAAATCCACCTGTACCAATGTCTAAGAAGTCATGTCCTGTCATACGTACCTGACTAAATGCTTCACGTATTGTTACTCTTGCACCTTCGTCTGGTGTTTTGTTACTTGGAACTTTTGGATCAACAGCAATGTTTGATGTACCATAATTTATTTTTGCTGGAGCCGCCGCTTTACCAATATTAATAATATCAATTACTACTTGTACAAGTGCCTGTGCTCTAGCATCTGATCCTGCTTCTCTAACAAGTCCTGCGTCTGTAACCTGTGAAACTGCACCACGTACTGTTGTTGGTACTGTTTCGTTAATAACGTTACCAATAATAGTTTTCAAGTATGTGTTTGCCGCAACTGTTTCTGCTTTTTGTGTTGTAATTGCATATCTTGCTGATGGACTTGAATAATATGAATAACCAGCATCAACTGATTGACCATTTGATGCTGTGTCTAAATCAAATAGTACTGCATCAATAATTAATCCTGTATCACGTCTACATAATGCTGTGTCATACACCAATGATGGATATGTTGCATCAATATATTGAATAACTTCTTCTTGTAAGAATTCTTTGTTAGCATTAAGCAATGCATAAGCATTTGGATCATTTCCAGTTACAAATGTAGGTTGTTGGTAACCACTTGTAGAAATAATAAAGTAAGTTTCACTATCTCCATCAATAAATGCTACCGAACCATCTTTAATTGGTCTTGTTAAACCGTCAACTGTGAAACTAATACCTGTACCAATACTAGCAAAACCTTGTCTAGTTGCTTGGATCGATAAAATTTTATCTGGTGAGTTATCAACAACACCGTTTGTATCTGTAAGTGCAAGTGTTGCATCACTAAAGTCCATATCATGGAATTTGTAATCTAAAATAGTTGCATCTTCAATAGTAGGTGTAACTGTAATATAATTGTATGCTCCACTTGAATCATCTAGTGTACCAAAGCCACCACCTGTTCTTGTAAAGTTAAAGTAACCTGCATTATTACCGTTAGTCATACCTGCCATAATCAAGTTTACACCATCAATGGAGATACTGTTTAATTCTACACCTGAATCGTTATCTGATAATTCTCTACTAAATGCATGTATACCTGTTGAATCAAAACTTGAAATCAAACCATTGTATACATTAGATCCTGCAACTGTTTCAATAGAACCAACTGCATAAAGTTCATCACCTAATGGAGTAACTGCTTTATAACGTCCTGTTTTTAATGAAGCATATTGTTTTTGCCACGCAACTTCACCATCTAATCTAATTCTTGCAAGAATTGGGTTATCATATGTGTTAACTGTTGGAGGTGATCTCATCTCTGCATTTTCACCATTTACAAATGTTCCACTTGTAATGTTAACATCAATAATGTGCTGGTTACCTGTAACACCTTGGTTAGCAACTATTGTTGCAACTCCAGTACCACTACTGAATAAACTATAACCTACTGTAATATTAGCATCTTGATCTAGTGTTGCTCCACCTGTATCAAAAGCAATTCTAACAGATCCACCTTGACCACCGCCAATGTTTACGTTAGCAACTGTAGTTGCTGTTGATCCTGAATATGTTAACTGTGTTTGTGGGTAAGCATATGAAGTAACACTTCTTACATACTGTCCACCAACTGCAAAGTATAAACCATCTTCACCAGTATTGTCAAATTTCATATCAAACATACTATAGTCGCCTAAGTGGAAACTCTTAACGTAGTTTCCGTTTGAATCATATGCTACAATACCTGTTTCGTTTGCAGTAGTATCGTTAAATCCTAAAAATACTTTTCCTTCTAAGTCTGCCGCACCTTCTGTTACGTATGTTACGGTACTTGATAAACTTTCTCTACCAAATGCTAGACTTACAACGTCAATTGAGTTAGTTGTACTACCATCATAGTTGATAGTTTCACTCCATTGTATTACACCACCATTTGATAATTTAGCAAGTGTTGCACCTGCTGTTGAGTGATTACCTGCTATGTATAATGCTTGACCTTCGTCATGTACCATACCTGTAATATTATCTGTAGCAGAAATAACTTTCTGCCATTGTATTTCACCTAGTCTTGTAAACTTAACAATAAAACCTTTGTATACACTGTTTTGATAAATTCTACCTGCCGCATAATATCCGCCTGCAGTATCTTCACATACACAATTAAGTTCTCCTGGGAAACCAACGTTATCACTTGTTGGAGCACCTAGTGTTTGTTGCCAATCTAATGTGTTACCTGTCCATCTTGCAAAATACATGTAAGATGATGACTGTTGGAAAGTTGCATAGTTTGTACCTGAGTACCCTGGTGCTGTATGACCAACTGCAAAAATATCACCTGTTGAATCTTTAAACGAAGTATTAAATGTTACATCATGTTGTACTTCTTGAATAGCGTTTAGTTCTTGTGTTGCTAATCTAATATGTCCTGTTAATGGTGTTTCTGCTTGTGAAAAACCATCTGCTCTAACAGCAAATTCTCCATATGCACTTGAACCGTTAACTGAACGAATCTTACCACCGCTTTCTGCTAGGTAACCTACATCACAATAATATGTAAACACTGACACAAGTTCTGAACGTCCGTCATTTAGTGCGTGTACACCAATACCATCGGAGTTAATTTGTGTCCAGTCATTTGCAACCATACTCTTATAACCACCATTGTGTAGAGCACCGTCAATTTTCATTCCAGTACCACCTGGTGTAAAGTTTGTACAGTTTTGTACGTATGGCGACTGTGAAGTAATCCATACGCTAGTATCGTTT